ACAAGGTGAAAGCCCAGCGTGGCCGTGAATGAGCCGACGCACGTCTCCACGTTCGCCGGCATCGACGGTATCGGACTTGGCCTTGAACGGGCCGGGTTCCGCACGATCGCGTCGGTCGAAATCAACGCCTTCTGCAACCGGGTCCGAGCCAAGCGCCGCCCCGATGTCGCTCAGTTCGGAGACATCCGAAGTTTCGGAGACGCTGCGCTCGCATCCGCGACCGGGCAGCGCCACACCGGGCGCGTTGACGTTCTCAGCGGAGGGTTCCCGTGCCAAGACCTCTCGGTTGCGGGAAAGCGTGCAGGGCTCGCTGGCGCTCGCTCTGGACTCTTCTACGAGTTCATCCGAGTGGCTAGAGAGTTACGCCCAACTTGGCTTCTCGTGGAAAACGTCCCTGGACTTCTCTCGTCTAACGAACGAGGGGACTTTGCGATCGTCCTTGCCGAACTGGGAGACGCAGGGTATTTCGTGGAATGGCGAGTGCTGGACTCGCGATGGTTCGGAGTCGCCCAACGTCGTCGCCGTGTGTTCATTGTCGGACATCTTGGAGGACCAAGCGCCGCCCCGGTTCTCTTTGAGTCCGAGGGCCGCCGCAGGGATCTTGCGTCGGGCGACGAGGCGGGGCAAGACATTGCCGGAACGCTTGGGGGCGGCGCTCCGGGTGCTCGCGGATGGCGCGGAGACCTCGACACCGCCGGCGCCTACATCCCAGAGATCGGACGAGCGTTGACCGGCACGATGGGGAAGCACCACGATCCCGACACCGACACGCTGGTCGCCCACACGCTGCGCGCGTCGGGCTTTGACGCCGGCGAGGATGGCACAGGGCGGGGGACGCCGCTCGTGGCCTTCCGCAAGTCCGCTCGCATGAACGCTGACCCGAACAGCCCCGAGACATGGGTGGACGACGGCATTGCCAACACGCTCAACGGCTTCGATGTGGGCGATATCCGCACGACCCACGCGGTCGTCGCGGGACACGCTCACGAGCGGGGCAGGCGGTCGCGCTGGCCGTCGCAAGGAAGACGACACGAACCTGACGACACGAACCTCACCACGTTCTACTCACACACTGGGCAGGACCAGACCTACTACCGCGACGAAGCGCCACCGATCACGAGTTCGTACCCACCAAGCGTGACGGCTGCCTCCGTGCGCCGACTGACCCCGACCGAATGCGAGAGGCTCCAGGGCTTCCCAGACGGCTGGACATGCCTCTGCGACCAGACGCCGTGCGTCTGCCCCGATGGGCCGCGGTATGCAGCTCTCGGCAACGCGGTCACAGTGAATGTGGCCGAGTGGATCGGGCACCGCATTCGTGCTGCGCTGACGGATGGAAAGGCAATCACGAATGAGTGACGCCGATGTCCGCAAGGCCAAGAGACAGGAGTGGCGCTGGACAAACTGCTGGCATGACCACAGCCACATGGGCAACGGCTCTCGGTTGCCCCATCGTGACGACGGAGCGCCGGTCCACTTCCGCGGGGACGGATGCTGCCAAGCGGCAGAGCACAAAGCGACACGACTTGGAGATCCATCGTGGTTCGAGCGCGTCGTGTTGCGCTATGCGAAGGAGGAGTTCTGATGGTTTCGCTAGAGGCTTTCGAGCGGGCACTGAGCCGTGAGGGCGCGGAGGCGCAGCGGGCGAACAGGGCCGAAGAGGCGCTACGTCGGTACATGTCGGGGCACCCATGCTCTGACGTGAAGGGCGATCAGTGCCCGACGCACATTGAGGCGCGCTCTGCTTTGAAGCAATCAGATGACCGTTAGGGTCGGAGGAAAAATGAAGCAGCCGCCTCGCCTCTTGGAGTCCACGCTGACGGGTCAGGTCTACGTCGTCACTCGCTACACCGTGAAGGACGGCTACCTTGTGGCCCACACGAAGCACGACGTGACTGAGGACTTCGAGCGGATCGTGGCGAACAGGGCTGCTGACCTGAACTCAGCGGGCTTCCCTGACCCCGCTTCAATGGGTGGCGTAATAAGCCAGGGCGGCGTGGCGTCCGTCAGGGAGGTTCAGCCGGACCGGCCCACGAGAGGTCCGGCTAACGATAAACCCGACTGCTGCTCCGGCTTCGTGACCCAGGAAGGGCGCGACATCCACCAGGCCATTGAGCACGAGCCGCGTCGTACCTACCCACCGTGCGGGCAGCCAGTCGCGGCGGGCGGGCCGTGTCTCAGGGATGCTGGTCACTACGGCGTGTGCTCTGCTGCCCGGGACTTCTCTGATCGTGGCTGCGACGGTCACTGCTTCTGCGCCTGCCATCCTGACCGGACATTACAGAAGCAGCAGGAGGGGAAGTGAACGATCGACCTACGACTCTGGCTGAGACGCTGGAGTGTCCGCACAAGACCGACTGCGATGTCGAGCTGCACGTCCGCTATTGGAAGCTCCGCGAGAACGAGCGTAAGGCGAGTGAGCAGTATCAGAAGATGTGGACGCCGCAAGAAGATGTCTAAGACGTGCTCTTGTAAGGCGTACTTACAAGAGCGGGAGGGCAAATGACCATCCCCGGTCGTGCATCGCGCTGCTATCGAGATCGCGAGTGGGTCGTGGTGACGCTTCCACCGGAGGCGGATGGCGGTCTGGAAGTCGCGCGCCGACGAACGCGATCGCTCGTCCACGACGCCGCTGGGAAGCCCATTGAGGACATGCTCGTCGCCGCGTACCTGCAAGGCGTGTTCGATGGGGCGCAGGCGGAGAGCCGCTCAGAGAATGCGCGAACATCTGGGCACGACAAGTGAAGCTCGGCAAGAAGGCGCTGACGGTCCTGCGGCTCGCGGCGATTCCGATCGACGATCCGATGCGCCGCGACCTGACCGAAGCTGCCGCGAGGGTCTACTCACAGAAGGCGGTCGATAAGAAGTTCGAGGATCTGGTGCGCGAGGGGTACATGGAATGTGGCGTTTCCGCGCGCACTGGTTGGCTGACGCCGAAGGGCCGCGCAGCCCTGGACGCCGCCGAAAGATGAGTAATTGGAGGAAAGCAGCGTTATGAAGGCGACTGATTCCATGCCTCCGGTCAACGGTGGATTCGGTGATGGGCTGCCGTTCTGGGGCTGCTGCGATAAGCCGTTCACGTTCTCGTACCCAGAAGGCGAGGGACCGGAGGGCGTGTGGTGCTCCAACTGCCGCAAGCGGTCATTCCCGCGTAGCGGACCAACGGGCCTGCCGTGTGGCAACTGTGGCGTTCTCTACTCGGTCCACGGATCGGCGGACCACGAGTTCTTTGACGACAGCCTCCAAGCTCGTATCCATCGCGGGCAGGTCGGTTGGAACGCCGCCGCGCAGATGTACTTGCCAAACGCGATGTCAGAGAAGCAAGACGATGCATGAGTACCGCCACAACGGGCACAAGGCGCTTGTGACTGTCAAGAAATGGCTGCCCGGTGATCACTTGCTGGCTGGCGATGTTGTCTGGCCTGATGCCCGTCCGTCTGACGTGTTCAGTTGCGGCCGCTGCGGTCAAAGACTGGCTCCACGCAGTGAGTGGTTCGACGGCGAAACAGGCTTACAGAATACGCAGTTACACGAGGCCGATAGGTGAGTCGGTTCCAGTTGACGGACGTGATGACCGTGGGCGATCTCCGAAAGATGCTCGCCGAGTACGCCGACGACAAGCGGATCGATATCTGGACCCGTGAGGGTCTAGAAGACAGCCTCGTTCTCTACGACCGTGACGACGACGACGTCGTGGAAATACGGCTGCAGTGACGGAGCAATGGGCCGAGTCCTGCCCGGTGTGCAGCGCCGAACTGGCGACGGTGCAGATGTTCACGTCCGAAGGCAGTATTCGGGTCGGTCCCAAGTGCTCACGAATCCTCGAGCAGTTGGCGAAGCTCATGGGCGCAGAGACGAAACGGATCCCTGCGCTCAAGGTGCTCAGGTGAGCGAGCCGAAGGGGCTGATCCCGCGGAAGTACGACGTGGTCAAGAGCGACGGCACGCCAGTGACAGGTGACTACTTCGTGCTGCGACCTGGCAGGGATCCTCATGCGGCCGCGGCGCTGCGCGCGTATGCCAACAGCGTCGGCGAAGACAACCCTGAGCTCGCGCGCGACCTGTTCGCATGGCTCGACTCCATCGAGGGGACGCTCGAGCCGCATGACTTGGCCGGGGAGTTCCCGCCGTGATAGATCGACGACGCTTCGGTCCCACGCGCCTCTCGCGGCCCAGGAGAATCGGTAAGGGCGCATGGCGTCCAGAAAAAAAGGCTGGGTCGGGCCGCTGCACGTACTGCGGCGACTGGTTCGGCAACCGCGACTGGGATCACGCCCTACCGCGCGGACTGTTCCCGAACGACATCGGAGACAACCGCGTCAACCTGCTGCCGGTGTGCAGGCCATGCCACAACAAGCGCACCGATGGGAAGCTGAAGCCGAGCTGGTATCGACTACCGAAGCACACGCGCGACTTCATGCTGTCGTGGTGGACGCCGGCGCGGATAGCGCGGCACTTCTCGAGCGTGCCGGTGTCGGAGTTGGAAGGCAGGGGAGCGGGGGGAGCGATGCCATAAGTCCCAAGCTCACGCCACGCGAGCGCGATGTCGTGTCTGGTCTTCGGGCAGGGAAGACCTATAAGGCCATCGCGCATGAGCTCGGAATAGCGGAGAGCACCGCGCGCGTCCTCGGCTCGAAGGCGCTGCGCAAATCTAAACGAACGCGTATGCAAATCATCCTCGTTTAGCCCCACGGCGTAACTCATTCGCGCTACGGTCGCGCCGCACGCGCGGCGTGTGGGAAGCGGTGAGCGCCTGAGTGCACTTCATCCGATCGCGTTCGATGCGACGCATAGCGGTCTCCCTTGCCGCTGCTGTGGCGACGTTTTCCATGTTCCAGATCACGCGAGCCTTCAGGATCTACAGGCAGTAGGCCGCGCGCGCAATGCGCACGAGCTCGCGCAGCACGCCTACGTTCACGTCGCTGTGCTCGTGCCCCATGCATACATATCGACGCGGATCAGGCGGACGCATTGAACGTCCTCGTCGAGCACCCGCTGGGTACCCGCTGCGAGATGGATGAGTCGGAACTCGTCCCGTTCAGCGGCGAGGTCGACAACGAGAACGAGCACACCACGTATAGCGGATACGTCTGCAAGTGTCATGAGCAGGTGGTCCAGCGATCAGTCCATGTGACGCTCAAGAAAACTCAGGCGCTCAGTAAGGGCGCGATCGGAGAATTAGGTGGCTAACACACAGGGGATGTGCCGGTCCTTCAAGGTCGAGCTTCTCAACGGCATCCACGCTTTCGGCACAAGCGTGGTGCGCGCTGGCACGACCGCCGACTCGTTCAAGGCCGCGCTGTACTTGGTGAGCGCGACGACGAACGACACGAACACGGTCTATACCGCGACGGGCGAGGTCTCCGGTACGGGCTACGTCGCGGGCGGTGTGGATCTCACCGGGGCGACCGACTGGATCGCTCCGACCAATACCGGTGCGGTGGCGTTCTCCACGCCGACGAACTCCTTCGTCTACACCACCGTGACGCTTGCAACGGCCTTCGACTGCGTGATGGTCTACAACTCGACGCAGAGCAACAAGGCGGTCAGCGTCCACACCTTCGGATCCCAGACGGTCACGGCCGGCACGTTCACGCTGACGATGCCGACCAACGACTCAACGAACGCTCTTATCCGACTGGCCTAAGTGTTCGTCCTCAAACCGACGAGCAACTTCCGGCTCACGCAGGATGCCGGGACTGACGCCAATGTCACCATCTCTGGCTACGACTATGCCGATGCCGATGGCTTGGGTGTCCCGTTCCTTGAGCAGCTCGCACTCAGCACGGGTGGTGTCGCACCGCTGACCACACCAGCCGCGGGACACTCGAAGGCCGTCGTCTCGATCAAGCTCACCATTGCAGCGACGCAGCGGACCATCACGATGTACATGCCAGAGGATGGGACGACCCAGTCAGCGGCTACCCAGTGGGGCACTCCGATCGTGCTCGCTCCCAGCGAGTCCGCCGAATACACCGACGCCGGCTGGACGACATATGACTCCAACGGCATCGCGAAGTATTCGAGTGCGACAATGCCGCGGCTGCTTGAGAGCGCCGCGCCAGGGACACCGACCGCAGGGTCCACAGTCCTCTACGTCGACACCACCGGACTGCTGCATCAGAAGGATGACACCGGCCTCGATCTAGTCATCCCCGAGTCGGGCATGCGAGATCAGAACCTGGTCATCAACGGCAACTTTGATTACGCCCAGCGTCAAGCACCTGGCACGCTCACGACGTACTCGAATACCAGCGGTCGGACATATGGCGCGGACCGCTGGGGCGTGACGAACGAGAACGCATCTATCCAGTACATTCGCACCGACACGGCCACCACACCCCAGACCGGGCTCAACTCGCGGATGTTCGGCACATACTCCAAGATCACCAGCACCGGCAAGCTCTTTATCTCCCAGGTTGTCGCTGGGAGCGATTGTCTGCACCTACGCGGGCGAACGGTGCGGCTTCAGATGAAGCTCAAGGCCAGCGCGGCCAAGACGCTGCGGGTGTTCCTGATTCAGAATGCCAATGCTGCGACTTTGGACGCCATTGCCGCGACGTTCATCTCGGTCTTCGGCGCGAATACGGTGGACCCGACGTTCGGAACCAACCTGTCGAAGATAGCGCCGGTCATCGCCGATAACGCGACCATCGCGAGCTCGGGTCTGTCGTGTTCGGTCACGACCGCTTGGCAGCGTTTCGGCGCGACGTTCCTGCTTCCGACCGACTACAAGAACCTCGTGGCGGTGGTGGGCACTGACTCGCAGTTCGCTGCGGCGGACTCGTTCTCTATCAGCGAAGTGGGTCTATATGACGGCGGTGAGATCCGTGAATGGGCAGAGCGGATGCAGGCCCAGCAGTTCGCGAACTGCCAGCGTTACTACTGCACCTCGTTCGCAGAAGGGACCGCGCCAGTCCAGAACGGCGGGGTGGTGGGCTGCATCACCGGCATCGCAGGCAAGGCGGGCGCGACCGCGCTCGCGGGGAAGATATGGGTCAACTATCCGGTGACGATGTTCAAGCTTCCAACGGTGACGATCTACTGTCCGACCGAGGCGTCGGCGCAGATCGACCGCATCGACGGCACCACGCCCATTGCGCACACCGCGACGGCGCAACTCCATAACTCGACCAACGGCTTCTTCGCCACGAGCACCGGCACGACGAACACTGGCGTTGGCGACACCATCGCGCTCCACTACGCCGCAGACGCTGAGATTTAGTGGCATTCCGATCGTCGACGAAGAACGCGCAGGTGAGCAATGCCGCCAACGACCCCGGTAAGCCAGTCGGGACGCTCGACACAGATGTGCTCATCGCGCTGGTCTCAGAAGCGGCGGACGCCTTTGGTGCTGACCAACTAACTGGTTTCAGTGCGCCTAGTGGCTGGACGCTGATTGATCAAGGTCACTTCAACGAAGGCGGCGCTGGCACCGAAACGCTATACGCCGCGTACTGGGCCATCGGGAGTGTGACCTCGACGTCGTTCACGCCCAACACCGCTGCCATCACCTCGGTCGTGTCAATCCATGCCTATAACGGCATCGTGGCGGCAACACCAGTTGACCAGCACTCAAACAATGGCAACTCGGGGGCGACAATCACTGCGCTGGGTGTGACCACCACCATCAAAGACGGAATGCTGGTCGTGGGGATGTGTTGCGATGCGGCGCAGACGATTGCGGCGCCTTCGGCCATGACGCTGCGTACGCAGCAGGTCGCAAGCGTGCAGGGGCACATGACGGCGGACCTCCAACTCGGAGCGATTGGTGCGACAGGAGACAAGACCGCAACGATCCTCTCCGATTGTTGGTCATCCGTGCTGGTCGCTCTCGTGCCTGAGCTCGTGCTGCCGTACTACGAGCACGGGATCGTCTAGATGCCAGCGCAGGACGGCTACGAGCGCGGCAACCCGCGGCCTCGGCCGCGTCCTCGTCCGCGCACACGCATCGATGGCTATCTCAACCTGCTGGGGCTGTTCCCGCTAACGACAAGTGCGAGCCCTAACGTCACTATTCCCATCACAGGGGTTTCCTCCACGGCTGCGGTCGGATCGGTCACGCTGCTGCATGACCAAGCACTCACCAGCGTCACCTCCACAGCAGCGGTAGGCGCCACTGCGGTATCGCACACCCAGACGATCACAGGGAACGCCTCGACGGCGTCCGTGGGTACCGCTGCGGTCGCTCACGCGCAGGTGCTCACCAGCACCAGCTCCACTGCGGCGACAGGAACGCCCGCGCCGTCGACGACCGTTCCCATCACTGGAAATGCCTCCACTGCGAGTGTCGGCACGGTGACTCCGTCGATCAGTACCGACGTTGCCATCACCGGAGTCAGCTCCGCGGCGAGCGTCGGGTCTGTCGCAGTCAATCACACACAGGCGCTCACCGGTACTCCATCCACGACCTCAGCTGGAACGATTACCCCATCGACCACGATCGCCATCACAGGGAACGCGGCGACTGGGAGCGTCGGCACGGTCAGTCCATCGATCAGCGCCAGCATCGCTATCAGCGGCGTGAGCTCTACGGCGAGCGTTGGAACGCTCAGCCCCAGCACCACGGTGAGCATTACGGGTGTCTCGTCAACGGCGGCTGTCGGGACGGTGACGCCCAGCACAGGGGTGTTCGTAGCGATCAGCGGCAACGAGGCAACGGCATCAGTTGGCACGCTGGGCTCGAGCAGAACCGTCGCCACCACTGGCAATGCCTCCACGGCGAGCGTGGGATCCGCATCGGCCACTCATGCCCAGGCGATCACTGGTGTGGCGTCGACGACGTCGGTAGGGACAACGGCGCCGGCGACCACGGTGGCGCTTACAGGGAACAGCGTTTCTACGGCGGTCGGCTCGGTCACGGTCTTCGGTGCCATCACGCCTGCTGTTGGCTATTTCGGAGTCGCATCGGTCACCGAAGCCTACTCGCAGATCGCGTCGACCACGCGCGGCTTCTACGCACTCTTCGATGTGACCTTCGCTGGTCTCTTCGCCACTGCGGGAGTCACAGAAGCGATCTACGCGCTAGCCGACGTCACCACGGCCCACTTCGCTATAACGGAGGCGATGGTCTAGATGGCTATGGTCGCGCAGCGAGGCGAGCTGAAAGACATCTTCGGCTGGTTCGAGGATGAAGTCACTGGCGCAGTCGTGATCCCCGGTGTGGTGGTGCTGCACCAATCGACCCCTGCAGGGGTGCTCTCTACACCAGCCTTCCTCACGGAGGTAGCACCAACAGCGATAAGCACGGCAGCAGGGCTAAGGAACCAGCACACAGGAGTTCCCCTAGTTGGCACGTACTACCGCTACCGGGTGGATCTCAATGCGGTTGGTACATGGAAGTTCAAGTGGAAGCCTACTGGTACGGGGCAGGCAGCTACGCCTGACATCGACATCGTCGTAGAGCCAACGGTGTTCCCATGAATCCATACAGCACCACGGCATGGCGCAAGTTCAGGGCTGAGTTCCTCGAGATGCATCCACGCTGCGTGTGTACCTATTGCCCTCGCCACATGGGCAGGAAGTGCAACCGCACAGCCAACACCGTGGATCACGTCACCCCTGCCCGTGCTGGCGGCTACATGCGCTTCCAAGCTATGTGTCACGGCTGCCACTCAACGAAGACGGCAACCTTCGATGGCGGATGGGGGCGTAGCGCATGAGCCTCACACCGCGCGCCGCACAGGGGGGAGGGTCTCGCGTTCCGAAACCGTACAACCGCGGGAAGCGTTCCGCTGCCCCGCGAGAAAAAGTCAGTCCAGAACTGGCGAAATTCGTCGCGTGGTCGCGGAATTTGGTGCTGGACAGCGGCAAAACGGTCGTCTGGGAGCCCTGGCAGCTGCATTTCATGGCCGATGTCTTCTCCGGCGTGCCGGAAGCGTGGCTGATCGTGCCTGAAGGCAACGGCAAGACGACGATGATCGCGGCGCTGGCGCTGTACCACCTCGAGCACACCATGAGCGCGGAGGTTCCACTCGCCGCGGCGTCGCGCGAGCAGGCCGAGATCCTCTACAAGCAGGCTGAGGGGTTCGTCCTTCGCAGTCCCGATCTGCACGACACCTTCGAATGCCTCCCTGGATACCGCGAGATCCGGTGCGCCGCGACCAACGGTCGGATCAAGGTATTTGCGGCAGATAAGCGCACGGGTGACGGCATTATCCCGACGCTCGCCATTTCCGAAGAGCAGCACCGCCAGAAGGACATGGGTCTCTACTGGACCTGGCGCGGGAAGATCGAGAAGCGCAATGGGCAGATCGTCGCCATCTCGACGGCCGGCGAGCCGGGGAGCGAGTTCGAGGTCACGCGCGAGAACATCCGCCAGTCAGGGAAGGCTGAGCGCGACGGCTGCTTCCTGCGAGTGGCGACGTCCGAGCTCATCTTGCACGAGTACGCTGTACCGGAGGACGGTGACGTCGAAGACCTGAAGTTGGTCAAGATGGCGAACCCGTCGTCGCGCATCACGCTGAAGACGCTCGAGCGCAAGCGAAAGTCACCGACGTGGAACCGCGCGCACTGGGAGCGCATGGTCTGCGATCGGCCGACCCGCGGGGGCAGCGCCGCGATCACTGAGGCTGAGTGGAGGCGTGCGCGGACTGACCGCCGCATCCCGAAGGGCGAGCCGATCTGGCTGGGCATCGACCTCGCCTTCCGCTGGGACACCACTGCACTGGTCCCCTACTGGCAACCGAGCAAGGATTTTCGGCTCTTCGGCGCACCGACAGTGCTGGTGCCGCCGCGCAACGACGACCAGCTCAGCCCGGACGAAATTGAGCGCGCGCTGAGGAAGATCGAAGATCGCAACCACATCGCGGTGGTGGTGATGGACCCCAACAAGGGCGAGTACCTGGCGGCATGGTGCAAGAAGGAGCTCGACGCCACGGTCATCGAGCGCAAGCGCACGCCGGCCAACGCCGAGATCGAATATATGCGCTTCATGGAGGGCCTGCGTCAGGGTTGGCTACACCACCCAGGCGACATGGTCTTGACCCAGCATGTTATGAACGCCACGACGCAGATGAACCCGTTCGGGGCGGTGCGCTTCGAGGAGTCCCATGCCTCGCGGCACGAGAACACGCCGATGCAGGACACACGGGTCATCGACGCGCTTTCAGCCGCGTCGATGGTCCACGCCGCAGCGAATGAAGATGTGCCTGTAGACAACAGGCCGAAATGGAGGGTACTGGCATGAGCGAGATCGAAGACCTCAAGAAGCAAGTCTCGGAGCTAACCGCGACCGTCAAGGCGCTGCTCGAGGGCAAAGACCCGAAGGCGCTGAAGCCGGTCAAGGTCGACATGACCTATCTCTGCCCGAAGGATCCGAACCGGGAGAAGATCATCAAGGCGGGTGGCGTGGTATTGCCCGAAGACGGTCCACAGCACCTTCGCGGCTGGATTACCGACCAGAAGAACATTCCCGCCAAGCATCGGACATTCGACCCGAACACTGGCAAGCAGGTGGAGTTCACGACATACCACGCGACCGCGACATGGATCTGTCAGACGGACGGTAGCGAGATTCATCTGGATCCGTACCTGGTCTAGATGGCACGCAAGGACGTCGACCTGATCCCGTTGCCGCGGTTCATCGGTGCTGCCCTCAAGCAGCTCCGTAAATCGCTGACGTTCTATCCCGCTGACGTCGGTAGTTGGTGGGCTTGGGGCCCCGGTCTTACCGGTAGCGAGGAGAGCAAGGTCGGCGATGGCAGCGGGTCGTCGCTGGTCGAAGCTTGCGTGTCTTGGATATCGAACCAGGTCACGGCGACGAACCCAGCGGTACGCCGGCGCACCGTGAGCGACCCGATCGGCGAGATCGAGTGGGAGCATCCGGCCGCGCAGCTCGTTCTTGACCCGACCTTCGACGCGCGCACCGGGCGCTCGTCGTACTCGTGGATTCCGATGATCCAGGCGACCATGACCAGCCTCGTTGTCAGCGGCAACGCGTACTGGCGCAAGCGGCGCTCGGACACGCGGCGTCCGGTGCAGCTCTGGTATGTCCCATACGCGAACGTCACTCCCCGCCACATCGACGGCGCAAGCGTCCTTGTCAGTTACTACGAGCTGCGCAGCGGCGGCAAGATGGAGCACGTCTCTCCTGAGGACATCATCCACTTCCGCGACGGCATCGACCCGTATAACCCGATGCTCGGCATTTCCAAGCTGCGCTCGCTGTTCCGCGAGCTCTACACCGACGAGGCGGCTTCGCGCTGGACCGAACGCCTGCTGCGGAACGAGGCTGTGCCTGGGCTGATCATCTCGCCGGACAATGGTGCTGCGCCGCTGTCTGATGATGAGGCCAAGCTCATCAAGGCGCGGATCGAGTCTGACTTCACCGGCGAGAACCGTGGCCGGACGATGGTCATCGGCGCGCCGACGAAGGTTCACCAGTACAGCTTGTCGCCCGACCAGATGAAGATCGCCGATCTGCGCGACCCGCCCGAGGAGCGCGTTAGTGCCGCCCTCGGTGTGTCGGCCGCGGTCGTCGGCTTCGGCGCTGGCCTGCAGACGGCGAAGGTGGGCGCGACGATGGGCGAGCTCGTCGATTTGTCATGGCAGAACGGCGTCTTTCCCCGCACGCGCCTACTGGCCGCGGAGTTGACCCGACAGCTTCTGCCTGACTTCGGCGAGGAGCGCGGATCCGGCCTGTCGTTCGTCTTCGACACCAGCGAGGCCCCGATCATGGCCGACTATCAGAACAAGATCGCCGAGAAGCATGAGCGGTTGATGCGTGCGAACATCGAGACGCGGGCCGAGGCGCGCCGCGCGGTCGGACTCAAGGCCAGCAAGGATGACGACGTTTACACGCTTCAGGCTGGCGTGACGGTCAATAACCCAGACGGCACGCCTCAGGTGGAGCCGCCGAAGCCGCCGCCAGCGATGGCGCCACCCGCTGTGCCGCCAGCGGAAGCTCCGCCGCTGGCCGGCAAGGCATTCACAGCGCGCGAGCTCGAGGTTGCCGCACTGATGCAGACGAAGACGAACAAAGAGATTGCCGACGAGCTGACGATCAGCGAGCGCACCGTGGAGACCCACGCGGCTAAGGTCATGGCCCGTTTGGGCGTCCATTCGCGCGATGAGCTTGCGACCCGCCTCCGTACAAGTTCAGTACAGACTCAGTAGCGTCTCCGCTTCCATTCCCTCGTGAGCATGGGCTTACTCAGGCCCAGTGGAAGATATCCAGCGCAAGGCGCTGTCTGACTTCGAGTGGAAGGCCGATAAGCCGGGGGCTTTCCGTGCGGTCGTAGCGACGTACAACGTCATCGACAAAGACGGTGATGTCTCGATCCCCGGCGCTCTCGACACCCAGAAGAGCGTGATCGTCTCGCCCTGGAACCATTCCTCGGTTGATGACGCTCGCTCAGACCCGCCCGTTGGCGCGGCGACGATCACCACCGTTGGCGAGAAGGCGGTCGTCGAGGGTCACTACTACATCAACACCGATCTGGGCAAGAAGGCCCACGACATCACCAAAGCCCTGTTCGACGATGGCCTCGGTGAGTGGTCATACGCCTTCCGTATCCCTCCGGGTGGCGCGAGCACCGACGCTAAGGAACTCTCCGACTGGCCCGGTGCTTCGCGGATCCTCAAGACGGTCAGCCCGTTCGAGGTCTCGCTGGTGTTCGCCGGCGCGGGCATCGGCACCCAAACGCTGTCAGTCAAGTCCGAGATGAAGCGCGGCGCGCGGCTCTCGAAAGAGTCGGTATCGCGTCTGCGCTCTCTCGCCACGGACCTCCTCGCGTTCATCGGCGAGTCGGAACCGGAACCCGAACCGACCGAAGCACCGAAGAGCGATGACACACAGGCATTCCTCCGCGGCGCTCGAGATGACATGGAGCGCAGGCGGGCGTCGCGGCTAGTCGATCTCCGGTTCATTTGAGCCGAGAGGAAGGGAAGGGCAATGGCAACGAACATCGCGGAAAAGTACGAGGTCAAGGCGAAAGAGCTCTCGGCCATCCTTGCAGAAGGGAAGACGGAGGACTCCCAGGTCATCGACCTCGACAAAGTCACCCGCCTTACCGGTAGCAAGGCCGAGAAGGTCGAGGAGATCAAGCGTCGGAAGACTGAGGTCGAGATGCTCGGCCTGCAGGTCGACGCTTTCAACGCTCAGGAGGCCGCCCGCAAGGCGCTCGAGCGATCGAACAACCCGAAAGATGACTTTGGGTTCGATGTCAAGGCCGACGAAGGCGCGCCAAGCGCGACCGACGTATATGTCAAGAGCGAGGCGTACAAGCGCGTTCGCGAGAACCGCGCTGTAGGCCAGATGGTCGAAGTCGGCGACGCGAAGGCATGGCTTTCCGGCGCACAGCAGAAGGCGATCATGACCACGGCCGCGGGCTTCGCGCCGCGTGCCGCGCGCCAGCCCGAGCTCACGACCATCGCCTTCCGGCCCATTCAGGTCACGGACCTGATCCCGAGCACGAACACCGACCAGCCAAGCATCTTGTTCATGGAGGAAACGACCCGAACGAACGCAGCCGTTGAAATCGGTGAAGGCGTGACCTATCCCGAGTCGACGGATGTGTGGACTGAGCGCACCAGTCCGGTCCGTAAGATCGGCACGATCCTGCCGGTCACCGACGAGCAGCTCGACGACATCCCGCAGCTGCGCGCATTCCTCGATGAGCTCCTGCCGTTCAATGTCGCCCAGCGTCTCGACAAAGAGATCTTCAACGGCGACGGTACCGGCTCGAACCTGACCGGCCTCACGGCTACCTCGGGTATCCAGACCCAGGCAAAGGGCGCGGACCCGACGCCTGATGCGTTCCTCAAGGCGATCACAAAGCTTCGCCTCACCGGTCGCGTGGTCCCCAGCGGCATCCTCATCCACCCCACCGACTGGCAGAACGTCAAGCTTCTCCGCACCGCTGACGGTCTGTACATCTGGGGCCACCCATCCGAGTCCGGCCCAGACACGATGTGGGCGCTCCCGATGGCGCAAGTCGATGCTGGTACCGCTGGCACAGCGGTCGTCGCGGACTTCGTCAACTACACGCGGCTGTACTACCGCACCGGCCCGAGCGGCGTAGAGGTCGGGTACGTCAACGACGACTTCCGTCTCGGTCAGAAGTCGCTGCGCGCCGATGTGCGTGCGGCCTTCGTGGTCCGGCGTCCCGCCGCGGTCTGCACGGTCACCGGTCTGTAATAGCGAACGGGAGCGGAGTGGGTTGGGCCTTCTTCCCCACTTCGCTCCCGATGAACTAGGAGGCGCGAATGCCAGTTATTGAGGGAACCGGAACGCTCAAGACCGCGGTCGGTGAGTACGATTTCGCGGTCGATGGTGGTGCGATCGGCGCCATAACAATGCGGGGCAGCGGCCCGCTTGGTGGGGTCATCCCTAACGGCGCCGTGATCCTCGGCGGGTATATCGAGATCGACACGAACTTCACAACCGGCACGGCCGCGACGATGGCTATCAGTATCGAAGGCGCGAACGATCTGCAGACTGCGACGGTCGTGTCTGGTGCCCCGTACTCGACGACCGGGCGTAAGGCCATCGTTCCTGTCTTCACGGCTGCCACCAGCATCAAGACCACGGCCCAGCGGAGTCTCACCGCGACCATCGCCACCGGAACGGTCACGGCCGGCAAGGGCCGTGTCGTCGTCATGTACAGATAGAAAGGCAGGACAACATGAGCTTCGATCTACTTCTCACCGAAGAGGCGGTCTGCCTCGACAAAGCCCCCGGCGATCCGGAGGCGAAGGTCGTGGCCTGTGGATCCTCAGAGGCCGCCTACCAGATGGTCGCCAAAGGCGCTCCGATCTCGGCCGCGGACGCTGCGCGGTTCGGCATCAAGACCAAGAAGGCCGAGCTCGCCAACTACACGCTGAAGCTTGACGGCTCGACCATCGCCATCACGCCCGAGGACAAGGCATATGCGGCGACGTTGCCGCAGCCCGGACTGCAGTTGGCTCGTGCCGAGCAGATCCGCACATCCGCGGCGCTCTCGGTCGCATCACTGAACACCGTTGCGTCGGCCGCGTCCGCGGACGCTGCTGCGGAAGCCAAGAAGGACACCGACGAGGCTGACGAGAAGCTCAAGACGTCGCTCTATGTGCCGGCCGCTCCGGTCGTGAAGGCTCCGCGGAAGCGCAAGCCGAAGTAGTGGCGCTTATCTCGAGCACCGCTGTAACGACCGCGCTGACGGCCTCGGCGTCGACGGGTGTCGGGATTGGTGTGGGTGGCGCGACTGCGCTCATCCAGACCGACTTCACCTACGGCTCGGGTGGGA